AACTTCTCTGAACAGTGTCTCTAGGTCACGCACATTGTTCATGTCCTTAGTAACACGGATTTTGTCTTTGTTACCACCCATCAGTGCTGCGTAGTCTTCCATTGCTTTCTTGGAATCAGCAATGATTATCTTGCTCTCTATTCCTAGTGCTGCTTGAACAATCCTGAAGAACACAACTGAAGATTCTTCTTCATTGTTGACCCAAACAACTGGTCTGTCCTTTGGTAACTGTTGTGCTAGGTAGCTGACCTCACTCGCTAAGAATGTAGTCTTACCTACCTCTACTCTCGCTGCAACAATAACAAAGTTACCTGTGCGGAGAGGACCAAGAGAGCGATTGAGCGCATCGAGTCTCCACTCATATCCACTACTAGTAATACGATCAGCAATAGCGCTGAGATCAGCACTAACAAACAGTTCATCCTTTTCAATGTATCTCTCCACGTCTTTCAACGCATTGGTTGCTAGTATGTGTACGTGCTCTAAGTCACTAGAGCCTTCCTTAACTTTCTCACACTCTTCCATGATGAGAGCTAAGTAGTCCAACTCAATGAGAGTCTTGACAACTTCTTCGTGTGCATGGTGTGGAACAAACGACTTAGCTTTGCTAAGCATCATTCGTAGTTTCACAATAGAGTCATCTGTAAGACGCTTACTCTGATCTGCTATTAGGAACGCACTGAATGAGTCCCAAGCAAAGTCTGTAACTGAAGGAAAGGTTTTGTAGTACTTGTCCATCCCGTCAAGGATGGTGTTGGTTTCTTTCATAACTACATGCGGCTTGATGTACCGCCTGTACTTTGAGAGGTTCTCTTTGCTCTTAGCGCAAAGGTATAGAACATCATAGTCCATCTGTTCTCGCTTTCATCATTGCGTCTGCCATTTTGTGTGCACATCGGGCAATTTCTTTAACATAGTCGTCATAACTCAAGTCGTAATTTTCATGACTATCATCGGGGTTTGCAAACATTCCTTGCATAGCCTTAGCTGCAAAGTAATCACGCAGTGTCATGCCATTAAATCTCTCGTTCTCTCGCGTGTAGATAATGTTGAGTGGAAACGCTGGTATATCTTTCATCTACTTCCTTTAAATTAGTATGCTCACAAGCTCTGCTGGTGTGCATTCTTTTGGTTCTTTATCTATACCAAACATTGCTAGTTTGGTTTCTGTTGGTAAGAAGTGTTGTAGTTTCTTAAATGCTTTAGTTGTTCCCTCCATTCCTGCTTCATCTGGATCTAGCCAAATACATACTGTGTCGAACTCAAGCTCATAGATTTGAGCTAGTGTTCTATCTGAGATAGTTGTTCTTAGTAACGCTACAGAGCTAAGCTTTGTGTTCTTGTGTACTCTGTAAGCACTGAGATAGTCTTCACAAAGTACCAACGTCTTACCTCCTGTATGAAACCAGCTTGCATCTCCTTTGGAGTTGCTGTTGGTGTAGTACGTGATGTACTTTGGTTCTGCTTTGAGGTTGCGTATCTGCCAGCCTATCGGCTGTTGTTCTGGGTCGTAGAGGGTCAAGGCTACTTTGTGCCTTTCCCCTTCTATGCCGTGAAAGTGCCTGTCTTCTGCGTTGCAGAAGTTGCTGCGTAGCCACACCGTACCTTCGGTACTTAGTGCCGCTAGGCGCGGCTTTGTGGCTGCTGTTGTTGTGGTTGCTTTCTTGTTCACCCAGGTAGACAATCGGTCTTGGGATAGTCCGTCTGAAGCAAAGCCAGACTCAGTGCAATGGTGGCAATAAGCCACCAATCCTTTCTCTGTACGCTTGATGTATAGCCTACGCTTGATGTCTTCACCTGCTGAGCATCCAGTGTGATTGACATGGATCTGCTGTCCCATGTTACTAGGAGCATTTGCTAGGATTAGTTTTCTATCAATCATCCAAGCTTTTGCCTTCAAGGTTTATTGCTTCTTCACAAGCATGAAGAATTATTAGTTGTGTGTAGTGTTCTAGTTGTTCCATAGTAAAAACAATTTTTGGACTTTCACCTGGGGACATAGTGACTGTTCCTTTACTTTTTAATGCACACATATTCATCATGTCTATTAATCTCATTGTGTTCTTTCTAAAGCACAAAATAGATAACTCTCCCCTAGAGGAGAGCTATGTGGTTTTATGTTTTAGTTTTCGGAGGTTCCATATACCTTAGCAAAAAGCTCGCCAGCAACTTTACGTTGTGTGTCGTTCAATTTGTTGAGGTATACAAGTGTGAATGCTGACTTGAGAGTAGCACCGACACTTACTTTTCTACAGATACCAAACAAGGTACGTGGTGAAACAGTGAGACTGAACTGACCTGACTTGTAACCTTGACGAATAAGGTTAGCAAGCTTAACAAGTTCCTTAGCTGCTTTACCAGTGACTGTTGTTGGATACTTAGATGTGATGATCTTCTCTTCCACTGCTGCTGGTAGATAGTCAATGAACACTGCTGTACCAAACCTGTCAAGAGTTGCTGAGTTCTGTACGTTAGTACCTGCATGAGCACCTGTGTCATCACCCTGACCTTGTGTGTTACCAATAGCAACAAGCCTAAAGTCCTTGTGAGGAATGATTTGCTTGTCCCTAGTACTACCTGGCATCTCCTTCAAGAAAAGCTTGCCATCGTCCTCTAAGAGCCACTGTAGACCCATTGAGATCTCTGGTGGTGTTACGTCCCACTCATCCCATGCAAAGACAGCACCATACTTGACTGCTTCTGTTGCTGCACCATCTACCCAGATTGTTGAACCATCTTTAGCCGTTAGCTGACCAAAGATCATTGAGGAATCCATATCCCCAGTGCAATTAACCCGAACAAAAGGGCGATAAGTACGAGCACACAACTGCTCAATAAGACTAGATTTACCAGCCCCTGTAGGACCGTAGCAAAGTACTTTCTCATTTAACTCCCATGCTTGAAGAATGTTAGAAGCAAGTTTTGGATCAATCACGTATGTTGGATTGATACTAGGAACAAATGCAGCGATACGCTCATCCCAATCAGACTCACTGAAGATTGTTACTCCAAAGTCGTGGTCAACTGGCTGACCGATAATCTCTGAGAGATATGCTTGATTAGGTTTAAGACCTGTTGTAGGTGATCCTGCCATGAGTTCTTCTACTGTGTCACATTCTGTTGTTGTTTCATGTGAAACATCTGTTGATGCTTCTGCTACTTTTGGTGGCTTACGTTTGTCAAGAGCTTCTTTCAAAGCTTTCTTAACAAGGTCTTCCACCTTCGGTGATGGTGGTTTTACGGGACTTGTCATTTAAGAATTTTCCTTTCTATTAACTCAATCAACTTGCTCGGTATTTCTTCTGGTTCTCTGACAACACTGTGGGCTTTGTAGTAGTGCGTAACTGCGTCACTACACAAACCTAACCCGTATATGTCAATAGACTTCGATGCTTCTATCTCTTTAATAACTTTCTCAGTGAACTCTTCTAAGCCATGTGATGACTTAGATGCTGCTGGTGAACCATCAGACATCACAATCAACAGTCTCTTCTTCTCTTTACGTTTGTTCAAACGATCATAAGCCCACAAGATATTCTCACCATCAGGGTTGCCGATCATAAAGGCACTGCTGAGAGCAAAATATTCTTTAAGGCTATCCTCGTTTACCCGTAGATCACTAAAGCTTTTGTAAACAAACATCAATGGTTTAGGTTCTGCGTATCCTTCAGCCCCATCAGTGAAGCCAAGAATCTCAAGAGGTATGTTTAGTGTTGAACAAACTTCGTTAACAAGCAGTGTAGAAGCCAGAGCGTTTAGCACTTTGTCTCCACCCATTGAACCAGACATATCTACCAATACTGTGATAGCAGCGTCTAGTGTCTTGTTATCTATCTTGTTCTTAAACACACGCTCATTAAACCCTGGTGCATTGAAACAGATACGAGACAGTCGAGACTGATCTAGTTTCCCCTTCTTAACACCATACTGAGTCTGAGACTTAGCTCTGATCTGAATGAGTCTACGTACTTGCTGTGCAAAGTTCTCTTGTGATACAAGGTTTGGAGTTATCCTCTTCTCATACTCTTGCAAGAAGTTTCTTCTGTAAGGAGTTGGTTCAAAGTATTTATCTGCACCCTTTCTACGTGGGTAGTCAACAATAATAAACTCTGAGTAGTCCGTCATGTCCCAAGCACCTCTAGAACCAGTTGGTGCAAAGTTAACACCAGTCTTGCTCATCTCTGAACCTTCTTCAGGCATAGACATTGAGAAAGACTCTATATCCCCTGGCGTAAGCACAATGTCTATAACTTTATACTCACTAGCTGGATCGGTAGCTTCTTTACCATCAGACTTGACAGCTTCAGCAACCTCACCAGCTGCTTCTCCATCAGCTTTTTCTGTGGTCTTACCATCCATCTTGCCATCACCGCTACCTTCTTTGGGTTTAGCTGGGATCGGTAGTTCTTTGGGACATTGATCACCAAGTTCTTTTAGGATGTCTTCTGCTAGTTTGTATGTAGCTTCTGTACCTATCTTCTTATCCAGAATCGAATGACAATGAACAAGACGATCAGAGAAGTTATTAAGAACATCCATTACCTTTTTGTTGGGAGTTGTTGTTGATGCAGCGAGTTCAATCTTTGGAAAACTACCCGCTGATAACTCAGCTTCCCAACACATCATGGCTGTAGTGAGTTTTGCAATGGCTGATGTGTTCTTACTAGCACGAACAAGGATCTGTTCTACTAGAGTTGAACTACAGTCATCCCAGTTCTCTCTGAAACCCTGATACTCCTTGGCTTCTATGACATTGATACGTGAATCTTCTAGGAAGTTCCACACAAACATCAAGATGCCTTTAGGATTTAGGTCTTTGCTCTTAAGAACATCAAAGCTACTGAAGCGATCATGTGCAACTTCATGGTCAACGGATGCCATCAGCTGCTGCAGTTCTTCGTCAGTAGTCTTATGAGTAATCCTTGGCAGATAGATGGTCTTGCCATCATGCCTAGGCTCATTAGCGTCTTCAAATACTATAGATATACCAGCCCTACCTGCACTGGCTCTAATGTATTTCTGAACTTCGATAGCTTTTGTTAGCATAGATCAGGAGAACACCATCTTCTTAACTTCCATGTGGATAGTCTTAGCATCGAGATGCTCTGGTATATCCATGAGAAGCCTTAGTACTTTGTCAATGTACTGTTGATTAGTAACCTCTTCTTTACCAGGCTTCATCTCTTTGATCTTGTTTTGCAAGAACGTCTTACCGCAATAGCTGCCGTTGTCATCAACTAGGCTGATGCCTAGCTTCATAGCAGTATGGATAACTGATTTAGCTGATCGCCAAGGTCCAGGCATAGACGATATTTCAAAGTCTTTCTTGATCAGCTTCTCAGTGTCTTTCAATTCCTTTGTGAAGGTATCTACAGTGCTATGCGTATACGCAACCTGTATCATCTTCTCAAAGGTGCTAGTAGCTGAAGCATCTGAAACTAACGATTCAGTTGCAGCAGCATACAAGGGTGAGGAAGTAGTTTCCACTTGTTTCTCCACAGTTACGGCAAGATTGCCACCATAGCAAGCTCATGTGAACTTGCTACAGAAGTAAACTTACTCTTCATCTTCATCGAGTTCTATACTAAACATCTCTTGAAGCTCTAAAGGAGCATTGCGTACCGTGTATTCAGTATCTTTTCCATTTATAAACTGACCACAGAATCCCATACCACCTTCAAAGTAATATGCTTCTATGTCAAACCCAGCTAGGAACAGCTTGTCATAGGCATTTACAGGTGGACTCCAAGCAGATGTAAAGTTAACAGTAAAGCTTGTGGGAGTCTCGTCATAGGGCTTGTTGTCCCAGTCCTTGTTATAGCCTACATCCCATTTGGTTCCCCACTCACCTACTGAGAAGTCATACCAGTTTTGATAGCCATACTTGGCTTTGTTTATTGTGTACTGTGATACTAGTAACTGTTGATTCATAAAAGCATCTCGTGCTCGTTTAACCATCGAAGGATCTGAATGACTGATAGTCATTTTGTTTTCACACCAGTTAGGCATGGTCTATCTCCAAAGTTTGTTGAGTAAGTTGGGACACTTGAGTGTCTTCAGTACTGGCAAAAGGGTCGGGGATGATAACCTCAACCAGTACATCGTCATAGTCATTTGTTTCTATCGTCCAGTACTTAGTAATCGTCATTCTCTATTGACCCGTCATAGAACCAATCAAGGTAGGTATAGATACCATTACGAAACACTGTTCCTGAAGTAGCTTCGATCTCATCAGTGAGAGATTCTTCTTCCAAACCAGCTGTCTCCAATGACACCATCTCTACCTTGCCACTGTCTTCCCATTGCATCTCATCAACTAAATCTAACTGAGTATCTAAATTCATAGCTAACTCCTATTAAGTGAAACAAAGGGCGAAGCCGATCTGCCCCCGCTCAAGGCGGGCAGTCGGCAAGTCCCGCCCATCTATCCAAGTGACGACCTTGCAAGCAAGTGCCACCTATGGTGGCGCGCAGGTTGCTGGGAGGAACGTCTATTGAGTAGCTGACCATTTGTTGTACTCATCCAGTTGTTCTTGGATAAGGATGGCTTGGTCTTGTGGATACAAACTGCTAAAGGGAACAAAGTGGTATTCCGAACAGCAAGTCATCTTGCCATCTTTAGGTTCAGTGCAATAGACACAGTACTTAGCATCTGATTGCATGAACTCTTGGCGTATCTCTGACTCAAAGTCTTTCATCTTTGTCATGGTGTAGTCCTCTTAGGATTGAGTTGGGTCAATAGACTACGATCAGTGACAAGCATGTAGTTGCTCTTGTTCATAGGAACAACAGTGTGCTTAACTTGTCTAGCCAGTTCTTCACCACAAGAAGCACATGTTGGACGTAGTGCTCTAGCTCTTTGTGGTTCAACACGCACTGCATAGCAGTGAGTACATATAGGTAAATAGCGTTCATTCATAGGTTACCTTTTAATAGATAGTTCTATCTGCATCCCATTTATCAGCGACATAACGGGTTGATATGAATTTGTTACTAGGAACATTGACAGGCTCATCTAGTGAGCTTATGAGTTCAGACCACTCCTCTTTAGTCAGAACATCCAGTCTGCTTTTCAAAGCCTCAGTTAATTTGTACTGTGAGAGTGAGTGTTCTACACAGCGGCATCCGTGAAACCATTCCGCATCAGTGATGCCATCAGTCATAGGTCGTACAACGACCTTGCCATCAAAATGTATAGCGTGATAAAGCATATCTATTCCTTACCAGATGTAGATGATGAATGGAGCTGCTACAGCAGCAGCCATGACTACACAAGCAGCGTAGTCCTTCCAGGAATACTTGATCTCTGGTTGTTGAAAGATATTAGTAACATCGTAGTGTTTAGGCATAACTATCTCCAAGAATGTGTGAACAAAAAAAAAGGTAGTAGATTGAACTACTACCTTTGATTTAAGGTTAAGCACGAGCGAG